GTTGTGCGCAAAGACCGCCGGATTTGCAGCAAAGCCAGCGAGAATGCGTGATGCGATTTCAAGTCGTTGGTTCATGGCTGCTCCTCCTTGCTAACGGCGTCGATGGCGGCGCGGGTGTCATTAATCATCCCTGCTGTGATATTGGGTTCGCCAAACCCATACTGATCCGCCTCTGCATACCATTCGTCCGCCATACGCTGCCAGCGTTGTAAAATATCCAGAAGCCGCTCCTTGTCCGCCCGCAGAGCGGCGTTCTCGCGCTCTAGCTCCTTGAACTTCGCCTCCCGGCAGTCGCAGGCGAAGTGATGGGTGACGCATTGCTTGCTCATGTCTGGTCCCCCGCAGCTAGGTCGATGCCGTGCAAGTCCGAGGAGACCTCGGCCGCCATCAGCTCAATCTTGTTGGTAACCCTGTACGCATCCCAGTATTTGCCTTCCGAGATGAGTCCAGAGGCTAGGGTGATCTCATCGACCACCTCCAGCAGCTTGGCGCACAACTTGGCACGGGCCAGCAGTTCGTCACCGCTGACATGGATGGAATTCTTGTCGGCGACCATGGTCAGACCACTCCTTTCGTAATTTTGGCAAGCGTGATGGCCGCCTTTGCGTTATCCCGCATTAACCTACGGAACATGGCGTAACCAGATTGGTTGGCGGTGAATAAACTGGCTGCGATGCGATACGCCGTGGCTTTGCCTATGTAGTACTGGCAGTACGGATCGCTCTTCATCAGTGCTTTCATGGCTCACCACCACCCTTTCTCCGCCCAGACGTCGGCGTTCCAGGTGCCGGTCTCGTCATGCAACCGCTCCATCTGCTGGAGGGCGACGTATTCGTCGAGGCCGGTGTCGATGGGCTTGTTAGCGGAGGCCAAGTCGTCGAAGAACTTGGTCTGTTCATCGTGGTACAGGTAGTACTCACGAACGTGCTGATCTAGCGTGTCGGTGTGTGTCATGGCTGGTACTGGTTGGGTTACTTGCGGGACTTGCGTCCCAGAAACTGGAGGAGGGCTTGCCGGATGATCCAAGAGCGACTGCGGTCGTTCTTGTCGGCATACGCATTAAGGCGGGCGAATAGCTCGGAATCAAGCTCGGTCGCCACGATGTGTCGGGTGTCTTCCGTGTTGGTGGTGGTGCTGACCATGGAGTGAGTGGATACCATGTCTCCCTGTTCGTCAACAACAATGTTTACTTTTTTTACGCATGGCAACGGAACACGAATTCAGAAGCATGGAGCGGCATGACAACGTACACCGTGGAATGGACCGTAATCGAAACCGTTTTCCCGCAGCCCAATCGTGAAATTGATGGCCGTGTTTTGTCGAACGCGCCAGCCACCGTAAATTGCGGCGGCTTCACGCGAGTGAAGGCACTCTCGCATAATCACGCGATTGCTCACATGAGAGAAGTTATCGGGCCGCATCGCCGTGCGATACTGAAAATCGCTTGACGGCGGCGTAATCGCCGTTTGGGTGCGTCCTTGTTGGGGCGCTGACCCACAGAAAAGCCAGCATCGTGAGCGACCACCCTAACAGGGAGTCCAGCCACGAACCAATCGGCAGCGGAAACGATCACCCGTCCGCATAAGAGTGAAGGTAGAACCTAGTGAGCCGGTGGACTAGCCGTGTGCAGCAGGCACGCCCGAGCGGCCCCACCAGTCGAAGCGACACCCCGTCCAAGGCGCGTATCGCCCCTTACGACTGACAGCTTGCCCCCGCAAGGGGTGAGCTGTCTTCGCACGGTTGCCCGAACCAAAACGCGGTAAAGCCCCACCGAGCTTGCCCAAGCCGCTGCCAGCCGTACACAGCCAGTATGAACTTCCTCCGTACCCAGTCCATCCAGCGGATCGCTGACCTACTGAAGCTACAGTTGGATGGGCTGCCTTGGAAGACCCAGAGCAACCTGGACATCGTGGCCGGGCGGAACATGACCTTCACCCAGACGGAGAGCAAAGATCTGACGACGCTTACGGTGACGGCGGGTGGCACGGGCGGCACTTGGGGTTACTGGGGACAGTTTTGGTCCACAGGTAACCAGACGGCAGCCAACACCACGACAAGTTACACCTGCACATTCACGGATTCTTACTCGGAGAATGACGGGGTGCGGTTGGTGAGTGGGTCGAGGATCACGTTCGACCATCCGGGCAAGTACAATATTCAGATCAGTTGCCAACTCGTGAACACGAATACGCAGATTCACGACATAACGGTGTGGTTTCGGAAGAACGACAGTGGCAGCACGGGTGACATTGCGGATTCAGCCTCATTCGTGTCCGTGCCGAATAGCCACGGCGGTGTGGATGGACGGTTGATCTTGGCTTACAACATCATTGAAAAGGTGGTGGCAGGCGACTACATTGAAGTCTGCTATTCTGTGAGCAACACAGCCGTTTCGATGCAGACGATTGCGGCTGGCACCACCCCCACGACGCCCCGCTCTCCGTCCATCATCCTGACCGCTACCCAAGTGTGAGATGGGTTGAGGCCACGTTTCGCTTACCCGTTGCAGCGAATATGCCCGTGGAGGTAGAGCTGGCCGGCGGCGGGACCGAGAAACGGGACACGGTCAGTGGCGACTGGCGGGATGTGGTCCGCTGGCGTACCGTGGTTGACACCGAGCCAGCCAAGCGGAAGAAGAAGGCATGAGCGTAACGTATCGCGGCGAGACTTTCAGCGGTTACAACAAGCCGAAGCGCACCCCCGGCGGGAAAAAGAAGTCTGCTGTCCTCGCCAAGAAGGGCAGCAAGGTGAAGTTGGTGCGGTTCGGAGATCCCAGCCTATCTATCAAGAAGGATCAGCCCGCACGGAAGAAAAGCTATTGCGCCCGCAGCGCCGGCCAAGGTAACACGTCGAATATCTTTAGCTCGAATTATTGGAGCCGCCGCGCATGGGACTGCTAGTTGGCTGGCCCGTCAGGGGTCGAACCTGAACAGAATGCTTCAAAGGCATTCGTGCTGCCATTACACCACGGGCCAAAGTAGTGGCCCCGCTCGCCTCGGTTGGTTCTCCCCTAATGCGAGCTGGGGCTGTTGGCAACAGGGCCACTTTGTAGCTCCTGACCATACACTGTCAAGCGGGCAAGCGCCCCCTCCTTGGTCAGGATATGAGGCTGCCGCAGCGGGTCGCCATGCTCCCATGCCTTGACCGTATTGCGGGCGATTTGGAGCCTTTCAGCAAGGCGCTGCTGGCTTACCCCGTATTTGCGGCGAAAGGCCCGTAAAACGGCAGGAAAGCCCTGTTCTTGTGTGTCTGTGATCATGCTTTGGCCCAACGAATCACGGTTGTTTGCGGCGGCACCCTTCCACGGCGGTTCCAAAAGTAATGGTATCCCTCATCGATAACCTCGTAAAGCTCTGTGGGTGAAAGGTCTGGGAGGGTTTTGGCATTACGGCGAGCATCCCGGTCTTTCGGGTCGCGGCGTTGGACCAGGACAGACTGCCACTTACCGCTGGGTTTGTGCTGGAGATCCCAGCGACGTGGGTACTGCTTTGGCTTCTTCACTCTTCGACCTTTGCCAGTACGTCCAGTACCTCCCCGCGCAGGTAAACGGCTAACTGTTGCGGGGTCTGGAACCGCTCATCCCCGTGCTTTAGGAAGTTTCGCAGGGTGGCGTCCATGTCCAAGAGCGCGCTGAAGGCTGCGCTGCCATGAATCGCCCGCATAGCCAGCTCGGGCTCGTCCTCGCCAAACTCCAGGTGGATTTTCACTCGATGACCTCCCGAGCGCGCTGCGCTTTTTTCTTCCAGTACCATTCCCCGCTGGTCCTGCACGCCAGCTTGCGTTTCAGTTCCTTGTTCTGCTCCCGCAGTTCGTCGGTTGCGACTTCCAATGCCGCGTACTTCATTTGCAGCTCGGACTGCTCGGCAACAGCGTCCGAGCGTGTCAGTTGGTAGCCCCAGCGGGCCAAGAGTTTGTTTAGTGTGTTCATGGTCAAAAAGTCCATTGATCCGCCATTGCTTGGGCGATGCCTGGATACGTTAAACTTCGCTGCTTCCAGCGATCTTTGCTCGGAGCCATCCGCCAAATCCGGTTTTCCCGGCCTTCAACGACATTGGTGGGTTTCAAAACAGGAAGGTTTTTCAGCCACAAGCACGTCGCCTTTGTTTCTCCGTGCCCAAATTGCCACGGCTGAACGATTTGATCCGCTGTACGGATGCGGGTCGCTATGCACCCGATGGGATTCTCCAAGGCAATGCGTGCGATTGGCGCGTCTAGGAGCCTGCGAACAAAGTCCAACGCGTTTTCCGTTTGCTTTGCCCGCTCCGGTCTGCGCTTGTTCCAATGCAACCCGGACGAACAAAGGTAGGTGCAAGGAGGATGGGCGATCATCATGTCCCATCCATCCGCCAAAATCCCAAGCACGTCGCCGTGAATGTGCTGCCCTGGCTTTTCCGTTGGTAACAGGTCGCAACTCCAAGCATCCCAGCCGCGTTCCTTGAACGCATCGCGGACAACTCCGCTAAACTCGCAAGCTATGAGTATTCTCGGCATGGGTCTTTGTTGGTTGGGCCACAACGTGTCCTTCGTTACAAGTCCAAATTGTTTTCCACCGTGATTTTCCCGGTTAAAACGGGTTTCCGAAATCCAGTTGGCTGTTTTTCCAGAGGCCAAATTGTTTCCGGGCCAGAATTTCCGGGTTAAAAACGAAATCCGAAATTGGATTTCGGAATTTGCCAGCCGTTACGGGATGCCGGGTCGCATGGGATGGCGCTTCGGCCCGCCGGATGGCGCCCGCCGCCCGGCCCCGGCCCCGCTTGCGGCCTCGCCGGCCCGCCCGCGATCCCGGCCTGCCCGGAGGCCCGGCAGGCAGGCAGGCAGGCGCCGCCCGCGCCCGTGTAAACGTACGCAAGCCCGCGCCCGTTGCGCCCGGATTTGAACAAAAAAGCCCGCCGGCCCCGAAGGGCGCAAGCGGGCAAAGGGAAAGGGCCGGGCAATTAAGCGCCGCGCCCGGAGTGTGGGGAAGGGTTTACTTCATGCCGGCAGGCCTCCCGGCGGAATGATAGGAAATCGGCGCGCATCCCGCGACCGCCTCCGGGCATTTACTCTCCCGAACGCGGGAAACGGAAAGGCGCATCCCGATTCCGTACCCTTGCGGGAATTGCTCGAGCGCGAGCCATCGGGCAAACAAGCGGGAAACAGTGACAACTTGAATTTCCGCTTCCGTTTTTCCGTCGCGAAGGAAACGCACGCGCCAGGGAACGCAACGGGGAATTGATTTAGACGCCATGCAAGGCCTCCCGCCAGCGGTCCGCTGCGGTCCGCCGGCCCGATAGAATTGCGCACACCGTCGCGAGCGTTTCCGCCTTTTTCACTACTTCGGGCGCCGCCATATGCTGCGCCGCGAAAAGCCCGTACAAATTCCCGTTCCCGAATTGCCAGCGGATTAACCGCCAAAGCAAGCGGGATTCCGTGGGCGCCTTTGCCGGTTCCGTTTTGCGGAAGTAGGGTTTTCCCTTGTCGACAAAGCAAGGCGCTAGCCAAGCCCGCGCCTCCGCTTCCGTGGGGATTTCCGCTTGCGGAATCGATTGAAGCAAGGGAAGGCGGGAAACGATTAATTCAATCGCCTCCGCTTTGTTTTCGGGCGCTTTCAATTGGCACCTCCCGCCGCGATTGCGTCCGCTTTTTTGTAGCTGGTTCCGTGGGCCGGAAAGCCGATAATCACGGACCGCGAACCGCGGGAGCATAGTTGACACGTTGCGCAGCTAATCCCTTCCCGTTGCGTTGCGGGGCAAATCACTACTTTCCGCCTGCCTGGCGTTAAACAATTGGCGCTTTGGCTCGCGGGCAAAACGCAAGCGACCGGCCCCGCTTTCAATTCCGCAAGGCGGTCCGCTTCCGCAAGGGAGTTTGCGGATAAGTTAATAGTAAAGCCCGCCGCGTTTGCCTCGCGGATGGCGCGGACGTTCGCGGCGCTTCCGTATTTGTGTGAAAAGGTGAACCCGCGTTTCCCGCGATTGGCGCGGACTAGCTGGCGCAATTCCCGGCGGTTAATTGCTTCCCCTACTCCGGGCAAATCTCCCGCCTGGTTATGGCGCCAAAGTTGCCCGGCAGGCAAGGCGGACACCTCCGCGCAAAACTTCCCCCACGCCATCCCGCGTTCGCGGTTTGTGACTTTCCGCCAGTGAAGAGCAAGCGGACCGCTCCCGGCATAACATCCGCCGCCGCGATTAAAAGGACATGAAGGCGGGCACGTTTTGGCGGACGTAGTTGAAACGGGAATAGGGCCCGTTTTGGCGTTCCCCGATATTAGGGAAAGGTGAACTTGCGTTTGCATGACTGGTTTTGTTTACTGGTTTTGGTACTGGTTTTGGGTTTGTCCTATCCCGGCAGACTAAAAGCAAAGGCGAGCGCGATCACGGCGCCCGCAAGGATGCATCCTAGCGTTTCCGCGATCCGGCGGAGAGTGTCGGGCTTCATGCTCCGCCCTCCGCATCCGGGAACTGCCGCTTGTATTCCGCGAAAGCAGCGTCAAATGCTGCCACGCTCGCCCATGCCCGGGCAAGATCCCGTTCCGCCTCTCCGCTTTCAACATAAGAGCGGAACTGCGCCGCCCGCATTGCCTGATCGAGTAGTGATAGCGTATATGTGTGATTCATGACGGGCACAATGTAGCCTCTCCCGTCCCATCCCGTCTACTTCAAATCCCGCCTTCCCCGCAGGCAGTAGATTTCCTACTGCCCGTATTACCTTGCCTTATCATCCCGCCCCTATTTGCAATTCCTCCGCCAGCCCAACCTTTCCCTCCCTTGTCTTCCCTCTCTCCCGCCCCCTCCCTTGCTCCCTCCCTGACAAGCCCAGATTCGGGCGGCCCGACCGAAAAGCCAGCAAAGCCAGGGAAGGGCAGGCCGAGAAAGCGGGCAATAGCGGGCCGGAAATCCCGTTTCAACGTCCTCATGAGGGAGGGCCGCCTGGATGAGGCGCTTGCTTGGCATGAGCGGGCCGGGCTTGCCCGTTACGGGATCCCCGCTCCCGCCCTCCCGCCTTCGGCGGACCCCGGCGCCTCCGCCCCTCCCGCCGTCGCCCCTGCCTCCGGCAGCCCCGCCGGCACGGCCCCGTTCCCGCCTCCGGCGGACCACGGGGGGGCGGGGGGTCACCAGCGCCTGGGCCGGGAGAATTGGGATAAAACCACCCAGAATGGTCAAAATTTGCAGTACGGCTGTAAAACCACCCCGCCACCTAAAAATTCGCAGTGCAGTCCGTTAGCTACGGCGGATGCTGTGCCGCTGGCAGTAGAAGCTGACCTCACTCGTCTGGCAGCTAAAGCTGACTACACTCCCACTGTCACTCCCCCTGCGGGGGAGTCGGAGGGGGATAGCCAAAAAGTCAAGACAATTACTGATACAGGTACTAGATTGGCTTCAATGTGGCCGGAGGGTGGGGAGGGGATTGTGGGGAAGGTGTGTCGGAACAAGCAGTACAATGAGTTGAGGGTGGTTGGGGAGAAGGGGGAGCTGTGGACAAAGGTGGGGAACTGGCTGTGGACGGGAGGATTGGTGAGGGGAGAGCGGGTGTTGGTGAACCGGGTGTGGGTGAGCGGAGATGACACGGATGCGGAGTACGAGGTGGTACGGAGGCTGGACGTGAATGAGGGGCCGAATGGAGTGCCCGTGCAGCCGCAGCCAGAGTCAGGGTCAGAGTCAGGGTCAGACTCGGGGTCAGAGTCATCCGTTGTTCCCGAACCGCAAAAGCCTGTGGCTATCCTACCGCAGTTCCAACGGGAGGAACCGGACTACCCGCGTAAGCAGGAGTCAGCGGAGGATTACATCTCCCGAATCAGGGCGGAGGCGGCCATGTGGGCCAACGGGCAGGGACGGTAGGCGCCATGCCGGAAGGAATCAAAACGGATGGCAGCCATGGCCGGACGACGTACTCACCGCAAAAGCTCGTCAACGACTTGGCGGTGGCTACGTTGGAGGGACGTGGGCTGGGGCTGAAGAAACATCCTCGACTCGGGTATGTGACCGAGGAGGACAAACGACTATTTCAACGAATCGTGGGAATCACCGTGGAAGAATTCAACCAACGCTTGATCGGCAAACTGGATAACCTGGCTGACCGGATTGTGGACCGGATGCTGGATACCGTGGAGGACACTCCACTTAACAGCCTCGGGTTCAATCTGGCTGTAGCCATCGACAAACGGCAACGGCTGGCCGGGCTTAACGCGACGCAGGGCGCCAACGTCAACATCCAAGTCAACAACTACGGGAGCTTGAGCAAGGAGGAGATCGTGGCACGGTTGAGCGGCAAAGCCCCCGTGCCGACAATTCAGGCGGCCCCCGTGGAACTGCCCAACCCCAACGACATCGACGTCAAGAAACCCGCTCCTGTGCGCGTAGCTGATTGATTTGCTCCGTCAGTCGAGCAATCTCCCGTTCCAGCTCACGCGCAAAGTCCACTGACACCCGTTCAGGCCGGCTTACTTGCAGCAACTGCTTTACCGCTGCATCCGTTCGTGGTGTGTCGCTCATAGTCTGCTTTCAGTTTGTTGTGCTCCTCAAGGAGCTTGTTGTACTGGTCGAGTAATCCGAAGAACGCATCAGCCTGCCGGCCAGCGTGCCACTTCTCCTCGGGCGTCATCACTCGCATTGATGCGTTCATCGCTTCTGTCTGTTCTTGTAGTAGTTCACGGTGCTGCAACTGATGCCTAGCTCGGAAGCAATCTCCCGCTCCTTTCTTCCTAGCTGGAAGTAGAGGTGCCTTACCATGGCACCCCTCTTGTCGGCATCAAACGTGTTGGTGCGTCGTCCGCGTGTCATCGTGCGTTGACCCAATCTACGTTCGTGGCCTTTGTCCAAAACGGGCCAAACGGCATTTGCACACATACTTCATCGCCGCTGTACTCCAAGATTTTTACGGGCTGCACATCGCCGCACGGAAATACCACGATGTTCATTTCTTCTTCGCGGCCTGCGCCTCCAGCATCTGCTGCTTGATGATTGCCAGCTCATCCTTGCGCCACGGCTCGGATAGCATTTCCAAGAGCTTCGCACTCTCAATCGGAACTACGACGGATGCCTGGTGCCCCAGCACCATTAGCGTGTCCATCCAGATGTCGTAGCCAGCGGCCCGCGCCAAGTCGCAAAACCCGTAGTCCTCCGAGATGAACACGTTGGACTCGTCGTAGCGGATCGTCAGTTCCCGCTCAATGCGTGCGCGGAGAACTTCGTCGTTCTTCACCTCGGACAACGCCGCCCACACTTGCTTCAGTCGATGGTCGCTGGTGTTCCTGCCTTTCAGTTCCATCGGAAACAATTCCGGCACGCTCTTCGGAGCACGATTAGGGTCCGTCAGAACAGCGACGCGGTCAGGATTCTGCGCCGCGATCTTCTTGAACACGGGCACCTTGATCTTGGAAAAGCCGATGCTGGCCCGCTCCACCCGCTGCAACCCAGCCTCGTCGGGCTCCTCGCCTTTGATGGCCTGAACGTGCCAGTGAGTCTCCAACGACCGCGACGAGTAAACCGCCGTGACGATGTCCCGGTCATGCCCGATCAGCCGCATAAGGGCGCTGGCGGTCACGTCTTCCCCGTTCCGCATCGCCAGCACGTCCTTGTCCCAGAAAATCAACTCATCGAACTTCTGTTCGACGGCATACGCCGCGATTTCGTTGCGGGCGATCTGCACCGCAGGACCATCCAACAAGATCCAATCCAGCTTAACTTCTGGGATTTCCGCTGTTACCATTTGCAGGCTGGTGCGGAAATACGACTTCGGGATGTCTCCCTTAAGCGGCGTGCCGATCAAGATACGTTTTTGGGCCATGGGAGGTAGAAAAACCACAGTCGCATCGGTTGGAATACCAAATCTACCAAAGGTACCTCATATTAGAGCCGCTAATACCGTGTTACGCCGTGTCCATCGGGCTTTACCGCAGCTAATGACCGATGTATCGGAGCTTATGGTCACAAAACGAGCCGTGGACGAGTGGTTGATTGAACCGGACGTGGAAGGCGCCCGCGAATACGCCCGTTTGAGCATCTACGCGGAGCCGGAGGGACTGAACATCGACGGCCAAGGGCTGATTCCGTGGGCACAGATCGAATCCAGCCGCCTCACCTACACCGTTCACATAAAAAAGCGCCATGCAGCTCGCTGACCGCTACTACGCTGACGACTTCAAGCCCGATTTTGGCATCCCGTGGATACCAAACCCGCCCGATGCGGAGCTGTTGAGTTGGCCGCATGAAAAACTTGCCTCGTATCTGGCATTTCGTGAGCAGCGGAACAAGGAGGCGTTGGAAAACCCTGTCGGTGCCGGCTGGATTCTCCCGTCTTGGCAGACGGTGATGAACAACTGGGGCAAGTACACGAACCACATCATCCTAGGTGGCAACCGCTCGTCGAAATCCATGATCGCCAGTCGCCTTTGCGTGTGGGCGGCAGGCACCATCCCAGGAGCAGAGGTCCGCGCCTACCACGTCAACGAGGACCGGAGCATCGAAGACCAGCAACGCATGGTCTGGGACGCTCTGCCGCTCGGCATCCGCAATTTACCGACGAAGAAAGGTCTCAATCACAGTGTCCAGTACTCGCAGAAAAACGGCTTCACTGATAATATCTGTATCCTGCCTCCTGTTGCTGGTTTCCGCCGTGGTGGCAGTATTAAGTTTAGTAACTACCGCAGTTACCAAGCTGACGCACAGGTAGCCGAAGGTTACCGTGCCCACTTGATCTGGTGCGATGAAGAGTGTCCGCAGAAGATGTTCGAGACGCTCCAGTACCGGACCACGGACTTCCATGGACGCATCATCCTCACGTTTACTACTCTCACAGGCTGGACACCTCTCGTACAGGACATCCTCGGGAAGACTCGTACCATTGAAAAGCGATTTGCCCCGCTGGTGGGTCGAGAGTTACCAGTCGTCCAAGAGTCCCTTTCCCGACCGGGAACTGTTATCTACTATTTCTGGACTGAAGACAACGCCTTCATCGATACCAGCGACTTCCGAAACAAACTGCTTGGTCGCGCCAAGGATGAAGTTCTGGCCCGTGCGTACGGTGTCCCGACTAAAAGCATCACTAGCGTGTTCCCTGGCTTCAATAAGGAGGTTAATGTCATTCCGCATGAAAGATTACCGTGGATCAACAACATCGACTATCAGACCACCCGATTCATGGCTTTGGACCCCGCAGGGAGCAAAAACTGGTTCATGCTCTGGGTTGCCATTGATGCTGGAGGAACGTGGTGGGTCTACCGTGAGTGGCCTGACTATGACGACTGGGCATTACCTGGCTCCGGTCCTGAAGGTAAGCCCGGCCCAGCGCAAAAGGGCAGCAAGAAGGGAATAATCGACTACGTTGAGCTGATTAAGCACTGCGAGCAGGGCGAACAGATCTTTGAGCGGTTTATTGACCCACGACTGGGTGCCGCCGAAAAGCAGTCGCAGGAGGGCGCGACGACCATCATCAGCGAATTAGATGAGGCTGGCATGATCTTCCATCCCGCGCCCGGCGTGGAGATCGAAAACGGCATCCAACTCATCAATGGCCTGTTGTCGTACGACGAGAAGAAGCCGTTGTCCGCGCTGAACGCCCCCAAGCTATACATCAGCGACCGCTGCCAGAACTTGATTTACTCCATGCAGGAGTACACGGCCAAGGGCGGCAAGGACGAGGCGACCAAAGACCCAATCGACTGCCTGCGCTACCTCTGCGTGTCCAACTGTAGCTTTGTGGACCCGCACGCCGCCGAACAGGTGTCCGACCGCACTTGGAGCTATTGATTGCTTGCCACCTTTGTTATTGCGCCCATTAGGTGCGCTTATCAAAGCCTATGAGTTCCATTGACGGCAACGCCACCTCCGTTCCCCCTGATCCCGGCCTGCAACTTGCCCCACCGGAGAACAAGGGTCCAGACTTCAACCTGCTCAAGAAGGCGTTTGAGGACTGCGTGCGGGACAACCAGCCGTTCATCGACCAATGCCGGCTGAATTACGAGACGCGGTACGCCATCTGGAACGGGCAGTCCGCCGACGGCAAGAAACACTCCCGCGAAGGCAGCAAAGTCAGCCCGACGCCGTGGGACGGCGCCAGCGACCTGCGCGTTTTCCTTGTCGATAACATCATCAACAAGAAAGTCGCCATGGAGTGCATGGCGTTCAAGCGGGCCAACCTGACCGCCGTGCCTGTGGGCGCGGAGGACGGTGCCCGCAGTCAGCTCGTAAGCAACTTCATGCGTTGGCTGATCCAGACGCAGATTCCCGAGGTGGAGCGCGAAGTCGAGATGTGCTCCAACTACATGAACGAGAAGGGCGTCGCCGTTATGGGTCAGTTCTGGGAAAAGCGGCGCGAGAAGGTGCTGGTCAACGTCCGCGTGCAGGATCTCCAGCAGCAGTTCCCCAACATCGACATTGTCGCATTGGTCGAGGACAAATCCGCCGCTGATGACCTGAAAGCCATCTTCCAAGAGCAGTATGGTTGCTCCAAGGACAAGGCGGCGAGGATGCTGAAAGAGCTGCGCGAGTCTGGCGAGACCACAGTGCCGATGGACGGTCCCGAGCGGTCGTATCCCGTCATCCGTGCGTTCAACTTGGACGAACACGTTTTTATCCCGTCGTTCTCGACGGATCTGGAGCGTGCTCCTGGCATCTACCGCGTTGAGTACTTCACCGCCGAGCAACTGCGGGCGATGGTCTACACGGATGGCTGGGACGAAAAGTGGGTCGAGAACGCGATTCAAAAGGTACGCGGTAAGCTAATCACCATCAGCCCTAGCGAGTATCTCCAGCCCATCTCGCGCTCGTTCGTTTACACGCAGCAACGCTTCACGGATCGCATCGGCGTCGTCTACGCGTATCAGCGGTTGTCCGACGAAGATGGCACGCCTGGCATCTACTGCACGGTGTTCAACCCGATGCTGCCGCCCGATCAGAACCACGACGGATGCGCGAAGACCGGCCTCTTGGGTTATGCTCACGGCGAGTATCCGTTCGTGCTGTATCGCCGCGAGTACTTGAGCCGTAAGCTCCACGATTCCCGTGGTCTGCCGGAGCCGGGCAAGCCGTGGCAGGATCAAATCAAGGCGCACAAGGACTCTCGCATCGATGCCGCCTCCCTCGGCATCTTGCCTCCGATCTGCTACCCGCAAGGCCGCCCGCCGGGTCGTTGGGGTCCGGGTGCGATGATCTCGGAGCGGCGTCCGAACGAGTACCATTACGCCGACCGTCCGATACCGGACATGAACACGGACAAGTCCGAGCAACTGCTTGAGACTTCGTTCAAGGAGTACAACGGCTTTGCCAGCCGAGAGGGCGATCCCGCCATCGACCCGATCTACAATCAGTTTGAGGTCGATAAGTTCCTCGGCTGCCTCGCCAAGACTTTCCGCCAAGTGTGGAAGCTCTACAAACAGTACGGCATGGATCAGGTCACGTTCCGCGTGATGGGTGTCAAAGATCCGAACTTCCAACTCTTCAACAAGGGCGACGTGAACGAGGAGTTCGACTTCTACCTCGCGTGGGATGTGCAGTCGCCCGACTTCAAGCGCATGAGCGAGAAGTGGACTGCGATCATTCAGGCCGCGCAGTCGCTCGACCGGGAAGGCGTCATCGACTGGTCTGCCCTCTGCACGGCGTTCGTGTCCACCATCGACCCGAACATCGCCGAGCGTATCATCCGTCCCGCGCAGCAAGGTCAGCAGCAGATCGTGCAGGACGAGCAGCAGGATCTGGCGCAGATCTTCGCCGGCATCCCGAAGAACATCAAGCCCGGCACCCCGCCGCAGATCGGCCTGCAAGTCATCCAGCAGTATCTCCAGCAGCCTGACGTGCAGCAGCGGTATCAGCAGGATCAGCCGTTTCGCGAGCGTCTGGATGCTAGGGCGAAACAGTACCAGTTCCAGATGCAGCAGCAGCAGAACGCTGTCATTGGCCGCCTCGGTGCAGCCATGCCCGGCCCGATGCCCGCCACCACTTCACGATGAAGAAACGCCGCGATCCGCACCTGACGTCAGCCGAGAAGTTTGGCCGGCTGCGTCAGGCCATGTTCCGCCTCGTTGGGAATGATGGCTTCCAAGACTTCATTGAGGAGCTGCGTGAAATGCAGCACTCGACGATGATCGATCTCTGCTCCGATGCCGTGGTGAAGGATGAGCGCATGACGCTGGCCGCCACGGGGGAACTGCGGGCGTACTCGCAGATCATCGGCCTGTACGATGACTTCGTGCAGCAGCAGATGCAGCAGGCGGAAATCGACGCCGAGCAGCGGGCTGGATAAGAGTTATTACTGCGGTTAGTAGTACCGCTAATAATTCCTGTTGACATACGGGTGTGCGATTCGCACCCGTAGCGTCACTTGGCACCCGCCATGTCCACAGCCCTTGGGGGCTCTAATCCCATGTCTAACGAAACCGCAGAATCAGCTCCTTCACAGCCCGCCGAGGCGGCCCAAACCCCCGAGGCAAAAGGTGATGCACCGAAGAAAGGTAACTTGAGTGTCGCGCAAGCCGCGCAACGTCTCCTCAACATGGAGGCGGAAAACGCGAAGGCCCAACGACAGGTTGAACAAGCTACCCCCGCGCCGGACCAAGCGCAGTCCGATTCAACCGCCCCAGAGGAGGCTACCGCCGAATCTGCCGAGCCGACCCAACAGGCGGAAACGCCCGAAGGTGAGGCTGACGTTCCTTCCCAAGACATTACACCCGAGCTTCAAAAGAAGATCGACAAGCGCATCGGCAAAGAGGTTGCCAAGCGCAAAGCTCTGGAAGCCCAGTTGGCGGAAATGCAGGTGCAGTTGGCCCAAAAGGCTGAACAGCCCGAGCAGTCCGCCCAACCTGCACCCGCCCAGCCGTTGCCCAGCAACGTACCACTGGCGCAGATTGAAGACTTCCAGTCGCTCCAGACCTTGAGAGATCAAGCCAAGGAAGCGAAACGCTTTGCCCAAGAGCAACTCGACCGGGATGACTTTGAACCTGTCCGCGTGGGTGATACCGTGCTGGGCAGGGGAGAGCTTAAGGCAATCCTCCGCAACGCGGAGAAAACCCTTGATGATGACATCCCAGCCCGAGCGCAGTTCCTGACGCAGAAGCAGGAGGCGCAGAAGGTTGCCCATCAGTTATTCCCATACCTGAAGGACAAGCAGGCGCCCGAGTACGTCCTCGCCCAGCAAGCACTTTCGCAGATGCCCTGGATGCGGAACCTGCCCAATGCGGACTGGATCATTGGTGTCCAGATTGAGGGTCTTAAAGCCCTTGAGGCCAAGCAAAAGGCGAAGCCAGAAGCCAAGCCCAAGCAGGCCATGAGCACCAAACCTCCCGCGAGTCAGGCAGTCGTATCTTCAGCCGGCGGCGATGTCCGCACCCCAAGTGCGGCCAAAGCAGCCAACCAGATTGAAGCTATGCGGATGCAGTTGTCCAAGAAAGGCGGCGTCACGGCAAATGAAGCAGCAGCGTTTCTTCTGGCCCGTGAAAAAGCTAAACTCAACCGATAACCTTCGTTAGTCATGGCCCTATCAACCACTTACAACGTAGCGGGAGATCGTGAAGATCTTACCGACTTCCTCACCATCCTCGCCCCCGAGGATACTCCGAAGATCTCGACCTTCGCCAAGACCAAGCGCATGACCAATGCGTATCAGGAGTGGCAGGTTGACACCTTGAGCCCCGTCTCGTTTGGCGGCGTGCTCGAAGGTCAGGACGTCCTGGCCTTCTCCAACCAAGCCGTTAATCGCGCTCGTCTGGGCAATTACGTCCAGCAGTTCCGCGAGCAATGGATGGTCTCCCGCCTCCAAGAGGCTTCCGACGTCGCCGGCGTGTCCAGCGAGGTTGCGAACGCCAAGATGAAGGCGATGCGCGAGATCAAGCGCGACATCGAAGCCTGCATCGGCTCCGACAATGACCGCCAGCAGGAAGCCCCGCCGGCCCCTTACAAGCTGCGCGCTCTCGGCAAGTGGATCAGCAATACGCCCGGCTCGGACGTTCCCGCTGCCTTCCGCACGCCCGCCGCGAACATCGACACGACCGCCACCGGTTCGCTGTCCGAGTCCGCCTTCAACGACGTCTTCCAGTCCATCTTCCAGCAAGTTGGTGGTCGCCGTTCCTACACCCTGTTCGCTGGTCCGTCGCTCAAGCGTGCGATCTCCAAGTTCCAGCGTTCCGAGGGCGCTTCCGGCACCACGAAGACCTATCAGGTCACGCAGGATGCCTCGGAGCACCAGATCGACCTCGACGTCACGATGTACGTCGGCGACTTCCACACCGTGACCATCGTGCCTGACCTGTTCAACGGCATCCTCGATGGCGCGGACCCATCGACGACCACCAGCGCCCAGAAGGCCCGTGGTTACGTCATCGATCCCGAGCTGGTTGGCATCGGCTACATGCTTGGCATTGAGTCCAACGAGCTGCCGGACCTCGGCGGCGGTCGCCGTGGCTTCATCCTCGCGGCCCTCACCCTGATGGTGAAGAACCCGCTCGGCCTCGGCAAGTTCGCCGCGTCCAGCTAATAGCCAACCACCTAAATAGGAGGAAACTACCATGGCTGATACTGCTGTTACCATCGCCCGCGCCCGTACCTCGCAGCTCTCGCTGCAAGAGCAGGCGCGTGGCTTCTCGCACAAGTTCACGGTCAAGTCGTCCGACGTTGCCTACGGTGCCGGTTCTACCGACACCGTGACGGTTACGCTGGGCGCCCTTCCGTCGAAGTATGTGCTCAACAATGCTCTGGTGAACATCACGACTGCCTTTGCCGGCACGACCGCGATGACCATCCAGGTTGGCACCACGACCACGACCAACAGCCTCGTCACCGCGCAATCGGTGCTGACCGCTGGTGTTCTGGCCGGCGTCCCGACGACCGCCACCATCCGCACCGCTACGGCGACTGCGAACTTGGTTGCGATCTTCACGAACGCCACCGGTGGCAGCCCGTCCGCCCTCACGGCTGGCGAACTGGACATCTACCTGAACATCGTCGATCTCTCCGATCCGACGAAGCTCGGATAACCGAGATACTACTGGGGGCATCCCGAAAGGGCTCTGCCCCCTCCCTCTTTTATGGTGAGCGACAGCGGCATAGTCACCCAAGTACCCAAGGAGTTCGTCCGCAAGTGGTGGGGCGAGATCGTGAACGGTCTCCCAGACGAGAAGGCCAAGGTCCATGAAGACCAGGCCCGTCTGGCCGCCAAGATGCGCGAACAGGGTTCCACCCGCATGGACGGGTTGGGGCAGATGGCCGCTCGCATCAACAGTCGCCTGTTCTTCCGGCTACAGGCGCAGCACGGCAACAACGTGCATGAGTGGATGCCGGAGTACCTGAAGGATAACCCTCACCTCTGCGCGACGGGTTATCGCCCAAAGGTTAATCCCGCCCGGCATGGCCTGACGGGAGGCTGGATGGGCAAGCAAAAGGACACTTGAGGACGACTCCGTACAGCACGGCTTTAACCCAACTTTGCGGGCTTATTGGAGTCCCGACGAGCCGACTGACCACGGAGACTGCGGAAAGCCTCAATACGCTGTTTAACGCGAATGTACGGCAGGTCTGGGGCGCTGGTAACTGGCCCGACCTGTCCATTTGGGGTGAGGCACGCTTTGCCGGGGATCTGCTGACGTATCCCAACGATGTCAGCCAGACGGCTTACTGGACGGCGACCAACGTCTCCGTAACGGCTAATTCGATCCCCAACCCCGCTGACAATCGGACAACGGCCAGCAAGGTGCTGGAAACGGTCACGAACGGGCAACACAAAGTAGCCCAGAGCGTCACCGGCTTCCCCAGCACGCAGTACCAGGCGTCCGTGTACGCCCGCCCAAATGGCCGCAGCTACATCCAGCTAGTGGTCAATGACGGCACGACCAGCTTCAGCACATTCTTCAACGTCCAAGCTGGGACCGTGGGGACGCAGGCCAACGTCTCGTCCGCCAACATCCAGCAGTGCCCGAACGGCTTCTTCCTCTGCACGATCACGTTTACCAGCGGCGCCGCTTGCACCAGCCTCGCTTACTCCGTTGGCGTATCGACGGATGGCAGCACGATCTCTTACGCAGGCGACATCACCAAGGGCGTGTACCTCTGGGGCAACCTGATGGTGCAGGAGACGAATGTCAGCCCCAACCAGTTCATCGTACCGTACGACCAGACTGGCGAGAAGGTGATTGATGTCCTCTTCCAAGCGTGGGTGGACAACCCCGCAATGGTCAGCTACCCCCGTCCGCAAGGCTTCGTGGTGACGACCGAGGGGTTCCAGATGATTTCCACGGCTGGTGGCTTCATGGGGACGAATGGCTACGTCTCGTACAATACCAATCCTGCCAACCCGGTCTACCTGTTCTACCGCCGTGCCCCTTACAATTACAGCGGCGATGTGTTCAGTGCCACTGCCACCTACGTTGCGGGCCAGTACGTCTATTACACTCGTACGACGGGGGCGCAGGTAGGTACGTCCGATTACTGGAAGTGCGTAAGCGCCACCACGGCAGGCCAAGACCCCGAGGACACTCCGTCCAAGTGGGAGTTGCAGGAACTACCCGAGGCGTTGTCCGGTATCTTGGTCTGGCAGACCTTTGGGGACTGGCTGACGCAGGACGGCCAGATGGAGAAGGCCCAGTCCGCTTACCAGACGGCAGAGCTGAAGAAGCTCAACGAATGGGACCGCATTGAGCGCCAGATGCCCGATAACTTCCAGGTCAACGTCTACACCCACGTCACCTCACAGTCGAGGTCTTGGTGATTCTGGTTTCCAATGCAAATTATCGCGTATCCGATAGGCGTGAGTCGCCGTGATGCCAAAATCTTTGGCTATCGCGGAGCCTTTATGCCCATCGGCAAAACGCTTTTGAATTTCAGTTATCTGCTCGGAGTTCAGTTTGGCATGATGAGCGCGTTCGCCCCGTGGCGACACATGCGTTCCAACGCGCCAAGAATGCTTCAAATTATCAGACTGCGAAACCCACTCCAAGTTGCTGACATGATTGTTCAGCTTGTTGGAATCCTTGTGATTAACTTGCGCCAAGTTATTGGGATTTGGCAGAAAGGTGAGCGCAACAAGACGATGAACCGAAACATTCCAAACTGGTCTTGGTCCATCTGCCAAAGCAACAGTAGCGTATCCATACGGATTTATTCGCCATTTCAAGGCTCGCGGTTTGCTACGACGCCTTGTAGTGCCAAAGGACCAAGAGCGAATTTGTCCGCTTTCGGTAATTTCGTACAAGGTTTCGTAGCCCCGAATCGGGGTGTAGGTTTCAGTAGTCACGCATTGATACCTAGCTCCGTTCTGGGTTACGTCAACGTTTAATTAGAACAAAGCCATGAGTTCCTTCAATCTTAACAACATCTTCCCGAAACCGGCTTGGTATCGCGGAAGCGCAGTACCCGATCAACGCCTGACGGTTGATGCAACCGTGGGTGGCGTCCAGTTCTCCACGTTCAGCGACACCAGCAATATGATTGTGCTGGATGTGCAGGACGCTGACGTGATGTGTACTTTTGATGGCTCGGCCCCGACCAGCACCAATGGTCACCGGCTTTACAGCGGTTCCCAGTACACCTGGTCCGTCGCCGCCGCCCAGCAGGCCAAATTCATCCGTCAAGGCGCCACCAGCGCCGCCATCCAAGCCTCCGAGTTCCAGTTGTGAACTCCCCGTTTGGCAGCGCATCCAACATGCTTGGCAAGCGTTTTGCCAACGGGATCACCAAGGGAGTGCTGTAACTGACATGATCGGCCTACTTGCCAGTCAATGCGCTGTGCTGGGGCAGCGGTTAGCCACCGGTCTCAATGATACCGTCCTGCAAGACAACGAGGAGCCCGGTGTGTTTGATGGCCGCCTAACCACCAATACTTCCGACTTCTTGGTCACTGATACAGGTGACTACCTTGAATACTCTGAACGCCGTTAATCGCACCCGCCATGGCTAACAAACGCATCAAAGACCTCTCCACGACAGCCGCAGTTACTGCATCGGATGATTTCATTGCGGTGGATGGAGCGACGAACGGCACGCGCAAGCTGGATGCCTACAGCCCGACCTTCGGCGGCAACCTCACCGTCAGCGGAGCAACTCGCGTTTCCGACGGAACAGCAGCCGCTCCAAGTATTTCTCTTTCGTCTGCAACTACCACCGGATTCTACAAATACAACGCTTCAGTGTTGGGTTTTTCCTCAAGCGGCAGTCATTCGTTTTTGTTCGGCTACGATGGGACAATTTACGGAGCAAACCTAGCAAGTACTCTGTCAATGCCAGCAGCCGGTGGCGTTACGTTGACCGCTGGCGGCACCAATCAAAACATCACGCTGACTCCGAGCGGGACGGGAACAAACGTACTAAACAAAGGACTGTCGGTATTAAACACTATTGGGCAATTTAGTGGAACTGGTGCTCCAGCATCTGGTGCTGGTGTCGAGGTTGGAATGTTAGGCACTACGCAAGGACTCATCTTTGCCTACAACCGCACAACTTCTGCCGCTCTGCCACTTTCGCTACAGCACGCTGGCGGTAACCTCCTCCTCGGCACGACCACCGACGGCGGGCAGAAGTTGCAGGTGAGCGGGACGGCTTACGTCAGCGGCGACGCGACGTTTGCGGGTGACCTTTACGGCACGACCAATTTGGTTCTTAACGCCACCTCCGGCACCAACGGAAACGTGTATCTGCGAGCCAAAGGCACGGGCTACGTCCGCATTGATACCGGCAGCGGATTTCGCGTTGAGACCGGAAAGGTCAACTTCTCGTCGTTGCCTACATCATCCACCGGACTTTCTGCTGGCGACCTTTGGGTGGACACGTCCGCTGGTAACGTCGTCAAGCGCGTCTAACATCTAACCATCATGCAAACCAACATTGTCCCCGTGCAGGTCTGGCCGAGCGAGGCCAACGTCCTTTACATCCGTTCCATCACGCTGGGGCCGCCGCCCTCCTACTACTACGAGCTTCAGAACGTGGAGGTGATTCCCGGCTCCCCTGCCATCCCCGGCACGACCGAGCAGCTTGATCCGACGACGGGTGCGGTGATTGTGCCCGCCACCGATCCCGTGGACGCTGTTCCCGACACCTACAAGGTGACCGTCCTCAAGAACGGCAACGTCAGCATGACTGAAGCCCAATGGAACGCTTGGCCGGCGGATGCCGATGACGACAAGGTTCAGTTGGATGCCATCTCCGAGAACCTCGGCCTGACCCGCGCCTAATGTCCAAGCCCAAGGAACTCATCAAGGCTGAGATCATCAGCCAGCTCCAGCAGCAGTCGATGTCTGTGCTGGTCGATTCCCTCGCCGAGGCCCAAGCCAGGATTGCCGAGCTTGAGGCCAAGGTGGCCGAACTGACGAAGGGAGCCTAACGGCTTTCCTTCGGCGGGGCACTGGACGTAATGAACCGCTACCGCTCATACGGTAACCTTGATGACCAACCCAAGGAGGTGGGCGACAACTCCTTCCTTGGGGTTGATGAGTACAACTCGCCCGAGAACATCAAGCCGGGCAACGTCCAGACAGCAGTAAACCACGACTTCACCTCGCAGGATGCCCAGACGCGGGGTGGGTTCGTGTGCCTTCCAGAATTGGGGTCCGAGCCGTTTGGTACGACTTGGACCACTAGCACAGCGTATGGGACCGTAACGTGGAACGACGTCACCTACGGTAATGGAATCTGGGTGGCGGTTGGCGTGGATGGCACGGGATACGGTACGGTGATGACGTCACCGGACGGCTCTACTTGGACACAACGCACGCTTGTGCTGGCCCCCACGTTCCAAGCTGTTGAGTTTGGCAACGGGGTATTCGTCGCAGTTGGTAAGCTGAACACGGGCGTCACGACGGGCATCCGCACGTCCACGGATGGGATCACTTGGACAAATCCCGTCAGCAACAGCACGTCAGACCACAACATGTCAGTGGCCTACGGCAACGGGAAATGGGCTGTGCTGGCTTACGAGTACTTTGGCGGCCACAACTGGTACACCTACACCAGCACGGATAACGGTGTAACCTGGAGCAAGTCCTTCATCGTAAACCACAATGCTGGCATCGAAGGCCACATCGTGTACGGCAACGGCACATTCGTTGCCACGTTCCCCTTTTTCATCCAAGTCTACTACAGCACGGATGCCACGACTTGGAACTACTCCACGATTCCCGATCCTGACCCGATTGGGCTCATGGCGACAGATGCCGTCTTTGGCGCCAATGCCTTTGCCATTGTAAACCAGAACGGCAGCATCTGGACGTCCCCGAATGGCGCTACTTGGACCCGTACGCGGGACAAGGACGTAGCCGGTTACACTGCCCCTTGGTACTGCATGATTGGCAGCCAAGACGGGTTTGTGACCGCTGGCGCCGACAGCTGGGGAACACTGCAATCGCTGACCGGCTCGGAGTGGATTCGGTCCACGACGACGCTTACTGGAACGTACTACGGCGGCCATGAGGCTGGCGGGCTTTACGTCCTAGTGGGCACGTCCGGCGCGGTCGCCTATTCTTCCAGCCCGATCATCAGCGTTTACGCTTCGTCCATCTACTCGGACCCCAACGACTACAACATCACCTGGATCATGCTGCTTGGGTCCAGTTCCGTTGGGTTTTACGCGGGCGGACACACCAGCCGCAGCATCAGCCTAGGAACGCACACGATTGCCGTAGGAACGCAGGCAACCATCGTCCAAGCCAACAACTACGTCTACATCTTCCGTGGGGACGATGCCAAGCCGCTGTACTGGGATGGCGACTGGAACGGGTCGTTTGCGGAAGTGCCCGATACCACCCTTCCCGCCTCGTTTAACAGCATTCCGAACAGCAACCAAGCCACCTACTACCAGAACCGTCTCTGGGTCAGGGATGGCAAGGATAGCATCGCAGCGTCGGATGTCTTGGCCTTCACGGACTACGATCCGCTGGCTAACGAGTTCAATCTGAATACGGGCAACAGCGACTACGTTGTAGCCACGTTCCCATTTGGGCAGAACAGTCTCGTTGCTTTCAAGAACAAGTCCGTCCTCCTGCTCCAGAACGTCGAGGGCAGCTTGTCGGACGTGACGGTCACCGAGGTCACCCGCCAAGTAGGTCTGGTTGGTATCAACGCTGTTACCTCCATCGGTCCAGATCTGGCCTACGTCAGCAACCGAAACATCAACCTGCTGACGCTAACCAGCACGAACAACAGCCTCCAGCACAAGATCCTCCCGCTCTCCACCAAGATCAAGCGGATCATGGACCGGGTGAACTGGGAGGTTGGGTACAAGATCAGCCTCGGCTATTGGAACAACAAGCTCTACGTCGCCCTCCCGCTGGACAACAGCCTGTTCTGCAATGCGGTTGTGGTGCATAACTTTGTCACCGAGCAATGGTACGGTGAGTGGTCGTTCTCCAGCACGATGAATATGTGCATCCAAGGCTGGCAGGTAGTGGACTACCTCGGCCTGCAACGGTTGCACGCCATCACGGAGGACGGGCGGATCTTCGTGACGGACGAGGGACAGAACGACATTAGCGGTACTACGCTCGCGGAAATCAGCACGCAGCTTGTCACCCGTGCCTACGACACGGACCAACTGAACCACTTCCAGCGGCGCCTGTACGTCGATCTTGGCACCAACCGTCCCAAGTTCTCCGTGGCAGCCTTCACCGAAGGGGCCAGCGAGGAAAGCACGCTACTGACGGACCAGACGTACACGCGGTCCGAAAGCTGGAAGTTCAACGACTCGGCCTACGACCTCACCAACGCCAACAACGACTACAATCGGTCGTATCGGAAGGATTACTCGACTGGACCCGATAGCGTGCAGACGGGAAGCGGCTTCCAGCCCGAGATGATTCAAGAGTTCCGGCTTCCGTTGCTGACCCGCCGGCAAGGTCGTTTAAGCTGGCTGGAGGTCACCAACACGCAAGGATTCATCAGTGTTATGTCCTTGGGTTACGAGACCCGACCGGGACAACGCGCCAACCTCGTCCAAGTTTAACCATGGCTAACGTAAATCCAGGGTACACCTTCACGGGTACGACTGACCCGATCACCTACACGAAGCTGAACCTGCTGGCCCAGCCAACGGTCACGGTTGGGTCCAACGAGATCGTTACCGCCATGCTGGCGTCCGGTAACACTTACGCGGCCCCCACGTTGTCCGGTGGCACGACGATCACCCAAGCAACCCCGCTGTACGAGACGTACAGCACGGTCAGCTTTAGCGGGACCATCAGCCTCACGTTCACGACGTCCGATGGCAACGCCCGCCGTATCGCCTGCACCAGCAGCACGGCCAGCACCATCAACGCGGCCTCTGTTCCCCGTGCCGGCTACATCCTCCGTATCTCGTTCACGACGGATGGCACGGGTGGCAACGTCATCACCTTTGGCACGAACTTCAAGACCACGGGAACGTACACCCTGACGGGTACGAACAAGTACTTCCAAATCACGTTTCTCTCTGACGGAACCAACCTACTGGAGGTCAGCCGTACTGCGGCTGTCGGCTGATGGCAGTGACAAGTACAACGCTGCTTGGATCCGCTGATAGTTTATTTGGCGGAATACCTAACCCTTTTGCTACTCCAACATTCAGGTCGGTGCAAGAGGCTGGTGGTGGCACGACTACGGCTACCGACGCGAGTGGTAACGTCACCACTCTACCAACATTTGTCGTACAAGAGCCAAAATTCACCGGCGGAGAGCTGGGTAACATCTTTAACCCCAACCAAATCACTGGCGCCGATTACATCGGGTTTAACACGGAGCTATCAGGCGCTACTCCCGGCATATCACCAGGAACAGGAATTGGCGCTCTTGGCGGCGGTCCCACATCTACGGTAAAAGTAGGCGATACGAATCAGACGGTTTCCTTCGACGACATCGTCAACAAGGAGATCCAGGCCGAAATTGAACGGATGCGGAATGAAGGCGTGTTCAGCAGCGATCCTGAATTTGGTACGCGTATTGAAGTTGCAGCTAATCGCGGTCTTGAGATCTACAATGCTGCTGCCGGCCCAAGTCGTTCGCTTGATTTATCCTCATCAGGAGGAGCGGTTGCTGGGCAAGGCGGGATACCATTAATTCTCCCGATTCCAGGTATTGATCCATCAACGGCTGCTATTTTGACCGCTGCTGGGTTAATTTTCTCTGGTGGCAAGATTGCCCGATTGGATCCCAACAACCCAGTAGGCAGCGTTGCTGGGGCCGTGCAAGGCGTCGGCCAGACAGGCCAGAACGTCATTAATGTAGCCACGGGGAAAGATACGTTGGGCAACATTTGGGATCCTGGTTCCACTGGGGCTCCATCTGGGTCCACTAGTGCCGGAACAGGAGCTACGGGTGGAGCTGGTGGAGACGTTGGAGGAGGAACCGCTGGAAACGTCGGTGGAGCCATTTTTGGTGGTGGTTTGAGCACGGGCGGTGGCGCAGGTGCCGCTGCAACTGGGGCTACCGCCGGAATGGGCCAGCAAACGACCGGAGGCGGCGCGGTGGCCGTGACCGGAGGTGCGCTCGGAGGTCAACCTGGAGGCACTGCGGCTCCAGGATCAACCACAGGATCGGGTGCCACGAAAGGCGCGGGAGAAATGCCGTCTACTGGCGGACCTTACATCTTTGATAGTTCAGAACGTACCCAAAACATTTTGGGTCAAATTCTTGCTCCATCCCAAGCTATCAATCAAGCAGCCGCTGTCGCTGCCGCCGAAGAGCAGCAAAAAAACGTCATCAATCAAACGCTTTCAACTGCTGGCGCCGCTCAAACTGGAGCGGGTACGACTTCTGGCGGAATGGGCGGCACAGGTGGCGATGTTGGTGGTGGAGCCACCGGTGTTGGCGTGGTAGGGACTGGAAGTGGAGGTGGTGGCGCTGGAGGCATAAATACCGGAACTGGAGGAACAAATCCCAGTGGAGGTGGAGGTGATACCACCGGAGGTGGCACTACAGGAGTTGTGCCCGGTGGAGGCGATGGTGGTGGAACAAAAGTTAGCGGAGGAGGAACTGGAACAGCGTCTGGTGGAACTACATCAACAGGAACCGGCGATGTTGCCCCTAACACGGGAACGCCTGGAGCAATTTCAACAGGAGGAACTGTGCCTACTACAACTGGAACAAGTGCGTCTACGCCCATCGTCATCAATGCCCCAACCGTTGGCTACACGCTTCCAACGCAAGGCACACCTGCTGCGCGTAATCTGTACACAGAGGCTGGAACCACGCTTGCCAGCTTGGCTGCTCCGATGCGCCAGTTCCAGATTGGCGTGGACGCCCAAGGCAAGCCCATCTACGGCACTGCTACCGGTGCGGGCGGTCAGCCTTTGAGCCTGTCCGAGGCCATCGCACAGGGCTACGGAGGGCTTTCGCAAGGGATGACCGGCCAGGACATCCAGAACCTGCTCAATTCGATCCGGGCTCAAACTGGAACCACGGTCACCCCCGGCCAAGCCGGCGGTTATCAGTCCGCTTTGACCCAAGCTGCCAATGAGCAGACGGCGGCAGCCAACACGGCTTTGCGGTCCGGCAACATCGCCGATGCGGAAGCCCTTTTCTCCCGCGCCCAATCCTTACGTCAGCAAGCGAATCCCCAGCTTTACGGGGACACCGGAACCTTGGGCCAGTACGCCACAGCAGCCCAGAATCAGGTCGCCCGTGACATTGCAGCCCTTCGCCAAGCCGAGACAGGCCAACTTACCCCAGAGCAAATCCGTAACGCCCAACAGTCCGCACGGGAGGCTTACGCAGCCCGTGGACAGGTCTTTAGCCAAGGTGCGGCAGCTCAAGAAGTGTTGAACCGTCAGGCGGCGATCCAACAGCGTGAGCAGCTTGCTCGGCAAAACCTTGCCCAGAGCATGGGTCAGTTGGGCCAAGGCGTGGCTTACCAGACGGCTAACATCTTTGATCCGATGGCGGCCACGCTTGGCGCCCAGTATGGTATGCAGAGCCAGAACGTCGGCTTGAACCAAGCCCTGTACAACCAAGCGATGGGTCTTACTTCCGGTGCGGGTGGCTACGGCTTTGCCCAGCAGATGATTAACCCATTCAGCGGTTACGCGCAGGACGTGTACGGCACCAACGTCAATGCGCTCAACGCAGCACAGATTGCGGCTGCCAACCGCCAAGCGGCTTTGGAAGCTGCAAAGATGGGCCAGACGGGCACCTACGCTCAAGCTGCTGGAAACTTGATAGCCTCCGGCGGATTGGGTCAGATCCAAAGCGGTATCACCGGAGGAATCCAAGGACTCTTGAGCTTGCTTGGCGGCAAGTGGCCGACGAGCTAAACGGGGATAACGACCATGCCTTACAATCCAGGTATCCAAGATATCAGCGGTCAGTTGCTGGCGCAGGGTATGCAGGCGCGTGCCCAAGGCATCGCTGGGGGCGTTACGACCCTGTTCCAAGGGTTGCAGCAGAACCAGATGATGACCAATCAGGCGATTGCCCGCTTTCAAGCGGCATCGGCTGCCAACCCCAAGCTGTTGGACTTCTTGAACAAGGCTGGAACTGAAGAGTCGCCTGTTCCTGTCAATCCCGACGTGCTGAAGGCTTATGCGGACATCAAGTCCGGTAAGACCAACGTGCAGAACACGGCTCTGTTGGCCCAGTTTGCCGACAGCTACAATCAAGCCGAGATGGCGCAGCAGCAGCAGCAAATGAGAGAGGCGCAAACTGCGCTTGTGACGGCTCAAGCTAATGAGCTTCGCAACAGAATAGCTCGGGAACGCGCCGTTGCTCAAATGCTCGGCCTTCCCACTGGAGAGCCTGTCACTGAATCGGTAGGCTTGGAACGCGCACCCGTTCCTACTGCTGTTAGTGCGCCCTCTCGCGCTCCTACAGTGGCTCCCGAGGCTATTGCAGCCCCTCAAACGACTTCAGTTGCGCCTGCGCCTCGTACCCCAGTTGATGCGCCTCCATCCGTTAAAGCTGCTATTCGCGGCCTTGAAGCCTTTACTCCTGACATTGCTGAACAAGCGCAACGTGAAGCTGCGTTGAAGTTCCTCTCATCTGGACAATACTCCGATCCCACGACAATCGCTCAACGCCTTGCGGCAGAAAAACGCAAGCAGGCTTCAGAAGAGCGCCAGATGACGCTTGATGAGGCAAAACAGCAGCAGGAAGCATTTAACGAAAGCCAGAAGGGGCTTCCACCCGGACAACGACGAGCCGCTACCGTCAAGGAATCTGGAACCGGAGGCTATTACGTCCTTAACATCGGTCTGGCGGAGCTAACTCCATTGGAGAAAAAGCAACTGGAAGCGGACACAAAACAAGAGGAGTTTCGACTCGCCCGCGTTAATGATCGCATCAAAGCAGACATAGCAGCGGCTCAAGCTGACCGTTTGATCGCTCCAGCAGTATCAAATCTTGAGAGCATCATTAGGGAAGGAAGCCTCGATGAGGGCGCTTTGGCTACTGTTAAAGCGAACATTATGAACTTCGGGAAAGCACTGAACTTCCCGGTTGATGAACGAAAACTTTCAGGCACCCAGCAGGCTTTGGCTTACTTCGGCCAGATCGTTCTTCCCACGTTTGCCGCTACCAAGGGGAGCATTTCCGACAAGGAAACGGAGTTGTTTAGGTCTTGGAATCCCCAACTTGGTTTGAGCAACAAGGCTAATCTTGAGCTTCTTGGTGTGCTGCAAAAGCGCATTAATCTAAACCGAGAGATGGAGTCACTGGCTAACAAGGTCGATGCTCAAGAGATCAGCGAAAAGGATTACATGACCCGTCGTAACAAGCTGATTAAGGCCTACGATGATTCAATCCCGTCCGCCAACGAACTGCGGGAACGGTCTGGAGTGCGCGATCAACCCATCGCTCAAGGTCTTGGGGTTGGCGCTGGCGGTGAACCCGCTCCCGCCCAGCAACCCGTGACCAATGCGAGTTCAATGTTCAACGCCCTCATGCAAAAGGCAAAGAAAGGACAGACGCCATGAACCCAATGGAAGACGACATTGAGAGCAAGGCGTTGGAGTTGGCGAAGGCCGGTGTCGCTCAAAACGACATTGAGGCATGGATTGATGTTGCTCGCAAAGAGCGTGATTCGTTGGCGCCCAAGATTGCTGCGCCACCCGAGCCTTCTACTTCCGACCAACTGAAGGCCGATCTTGGATACCTTGGAAAGACTGGCGGGGAAATGGCCGCCAGAGGTGCCGCCATCGCCGCTGGTCAGGGCATGGGCCTTCGGCTTCCAGGAGCAATGAAGGCTGTTGGCGTTCCAGTTGGTGGAGCGATCTCGGCTGCAATGACCGACGTTGCTTTGCAGCGTATGAGCGGAAAGCCGTACAGCCTTGGTCAAACCCTTGAAGAGGCTGCGATTGGTACGCTCCCCGGTATTTCCGCTACTCCCGCAGGAATGGCTACGGCTAGAAGCGCCATTCAGGCCGCTCCCAAGGTCTTGGAATACTTTGCCTCACCGCAGGGCTTTCGCACGCTGGGCACATTGATGGCTGGAAAAACAGCCAAAACGATGACCGAGGAAGGTCGTGTTCCCACTATGGGAGAAACGGCATTAGTCGTCGGAGGTGCAGCCGTTGCAGGAAAGACTTCGGTCACTCCGCCAACAAAAAGCCAGATTGAGCAGGCCAAACGCGCAGTTGATGATGCGGTTACAAATACCAACGTAAAGGAATGGCTGTCGAAGGGCGGGAGAATTGACCCGACTTTGAGCTACCGCGATTCTGCGGTTAATCGCGGCGTATCTACCGTCGCTGGACCTAGTTCCGTTCAGCGCGAAGCTAACGCTGAAAACGCAAGGGTGGTCAATCGTTTGGCCCGCGAGGAGATGGGATTCCCCGAGACGCAATCGTTGGCCCCCATCAACTTCACCGATTTGATTGTGAAGAAGTCGCAGTCATTGCGTGACATTGAAAACCTTCCGACGCCAACAGCAGGCGGGTCATTCAAAGACCAGGTAAACACGGTCCGCAAAGCCCGCGAAG